CCTTTGATATACCTATGGAAACAACATGACTCAGAAGTTAACGCGCGAGCAGATTAGACAAGGGCTTGATCAGATCCCAATAGAAGTACTACTGTCCCCAGGTGCAGGTAAAAGACCAGAGCTTACGGGCAAGCAAAGAGAATTCGCGCGGAATCTAGCACTGGGTAAGAGTAAGGCACAAAGCTATAGAGATAGCTATAACACCAAGGCCTCACCGAAAACCCAAGGGGATAACGCCTGTCGCCTGAGCCGCGATACCCGAATACAAACGGAAGTCGAGGCGTATAAGGTCGCATTAGAGGCAGAGAAACATAGAACACCTACTCAATTAAAGGCATTGCTGGTGCAGCAACTGGTGCAGCACAGCCTAGATCAGGACTTCCCGCCAGCCCAGCGCGTCCAGTGTCTGCGCCTGTTAGGCCAGCTGTTCGAGGTTGGAGCCTTTGTTGAACGCAAGGAGATAACGACGATCAATAGGTCAGGAGATATCCGAGCCCGCTTACTTGCTACCTTGTCTCAGGTCACTGATATCAACCCAATAGAGCTTGATCAAGCCTCATCACTGTTAGAAGAGATACAGCGCGCGCCTGTGATGGGTGATATTGCCGCTCCCGCTGCGGTTTCGGTTGCTGCTACGGCGCTACCCACCGGTGGGGCACTCCCGCCTGAGCGCCCGCCAGCCCCCGTCCCACATATACATACTATTCCACACATAGGATCCCCAAAAAATTCGGATGTGGTTACAGATTTCGATTCCTAGCAACCTACCCCTATCATTTCCTGGTAAAAAAGGGGTGGGGGGGTATATTTTTGGAGATGGCGATGTTAAAGATTGATGGACATGATGATGCGATAGTAGGTAAGGCGTGTATATGGGTATCGGCTGTGGGCGTAAGTTGGAGCAAAGAGGATGTGTTGATATACAGCGGGATCAAGATACTGAATGAGTTGGTTGAGCGGGATGGTATGTCGGCTGAAGAGGCGCTGGAGTACATAGACTTTAATATAGAGGGCGCTTATATGGGCCCGGACACACCTATCATCATGTGGGAATATGAAGATGAAGCTTGACTGTAACAGTGGTTATAGTGGACTGTAACAAGTTGACTGTAACAGCTGATACAGTGAATTGACTATAACAGGTGGTACAGTGAAAAACTTAGAAGAGGTGATGGGGGTTCTTATGACTGAGAAGCAGAGGACGATATTTTTGATAATTGATGAGCACTGGAAGCGGTTTGGGTATGGGCCGTCTATAGATGACATCATGAGGATGACTGGGGATAAGGGCCGGGGAAATGTTCACCGTACTATTAAGAAGTTGGTAGAGTTGGGGGCTTGTAAGAAGCTGGCCAATAGTGCCAGGGCGGTGAGGCCGTCTTACATTAAGTACAGGAACATATGAAAACCATCATCCATGTGAACCAGCACGTTATTAAGTCTAATAGGAAGAATGGGGTTAATGAGCCGGTGCTTACTGTTAAGACTTACAAGGATAACCAGTATGCTCATGAGGTAAGCATCTTAGGCCCGAGTAAGGTTGTTTATGCGGCGGATAAACCGTTATCTTGCGGGGCGCATGTTTGGATTGAGACACAGAGTGAGGTTGTAATTATGCCGACAGAAGAAGACTACCTTGCGGCACTAGGGCCATGCAAGTGAACATTGATACTGTTATAGCCAAGATCATGGAGCTTCCGATAAATGAGCAGGAAGCTTTCTTCGATAGTCTGTCGGAGTATGAGAACAGTATTAAGAGGGAGAGAGCGCAGAGTGACTTTGCCAGTTTTGTAAAAGACATGTGGCCTGGGTTTATAGATGGCAGACACCATAAGGTGATGGGGAAGAAGTTCCAGGAGATTGCGGACGGTAAGTTAAAGAGGCTGATCATAAATATGCCACCTCGGCATACTAAGAGTGAGTTTGCATCTTTCTTGCTTCCGGCTTGGTTTTTGGGGAAGTTTCCGGGTAAGAAGATTATTCAGACATCGAACACTGCTGAACTGGCGGTGGGGTTTGGCCGTAAGGTCAGGAACTTAGTGGACAGTGAACAATATGCCAAAACATTTCCCAACGTCAGTCTTCGGTCTGATAGTAAGGCTGCTGGCCGGTGGGCTACTAACGCTGGCGGCGAGTATTTTGCTATCGGCGTGGGCGGTACGGTTACGGGTAAAGGTGCGGACTTACTTATCATCGATGACCCGCACTCTGAGCAAGAAGCTGCGTTAGCCGCTACCAGTCCTGAGATATTTGATAAGGTGTATGAGTGGTACACCTCTGGACCTAGACAGCGTTTGCAACCAGGCGGGGCGATTATTGTCGTTATGACCCGCTGGTCTAAGAAAGATCTGACCGGTAAAATTCTCCAATCCATGATTGATAAAGATGGAGAGCATTGGGAGGTTATTAGTTTCCCTGCAATCCTGCCTAGTAATAATCCCCTATGGCCAGAGTTCTGGAGTTTGGCCGAACTGGAAGCACTGAGGTTAGAACTCCCGGCGGGTAAGTGGAACGCCCAGTACCAACAGGAACCGACATCCGAAGAGGGTGCTATTATTAAGCGGGAGTGGTGGAGGCTGTGGGAGCCAGAGAAACCTCCACGGTGTGAGTTTGTGATACAGAGCTGGGATACGGCGTTTACAAAATCTGAGCGGTCCGACTATTCTGCCTGTACAACTTGGGGGGTGTTTTACCTAAATGAAAACCCCAATGATCCCAATGTAATTTTGCTCGATGCATATAAGAAGCGCATGGAGTTCCCAGAGCTGAAAGAGAAGGCGTTTAACTACTACAAGGAGTGGGAGCCGGATGCATTTATCGTTGAGGCCAAGGCTTCTGGCGCGCCGCTGATATTTGAATTAAGGGCGATGGGGATCCCTGTGCAAGAGTTTACGCCAAGCAGGGGTAATGATAAGATGGTCAGGATCAATTCTGTATCTGATTTGTTTGCAAGTGGGAAGGTCTGGGCGCCAGCAACAAGATGGGCAGACGAGCTGATAGAAGAGATGGCCGCCTTTCCAAACTCGGACCACGATGACTTGGTTGACTCCAGCACACAAGCGCTGATCAGGTTTAGGAAGGGTGGATTTTTGCGTCTACAAACAGACGAGGAAGACGAGCCTCTCAAGTTTAGACGCAAGATGGCTTATTATTAAGGACGATCATGATTGACAAAAGCCTATACGAAGCACCAGCTGGTTTAGAAACTCTAGACGCAGGTGAGCCCGACATTGAAATTGAAATTGTCGACCCCGAAGAGCTCAATGTAAAGATAGGCGATACAGAGATATCGTTGGGCGAAGAGGAGGACGACACGTTTGATGAAAACCTGGCCGAGACTTTACCCGACGACGTCATCCAAGAGATAGTCTCTGACCTGCTGGCCGACTACGAGGACGACATAGCCTCCAGGAAAGACTGGATGCAGACCTATGTTGACGGTCTTGAGCTTTTGGGTATGAAGATAGAAGAGCGCGCGGACCCTTGGATTGGGGCTTGCGGTGTCTACCACCCACTTTTGTCTGAAGCACTGGTTAAGTTCCAGGCTGAGATCATGATGAGCACTTTTCCGGCTGCCGGACCAGTAAAAACACAAATTATTGGCAAAGAAACACCGGAAAAGAAGGATGCAGCCACTCGAGTTCAAGATGATATGAACTACGAACTGACTGATCGGATGGTTGAGTTCCGCCCAGAACATGAAAGAATGCTGTGGGGCTTGGGTTTGTCGGGCAATGCGTTCAAGAAAGTGTACTTTGACCCCGTAAAAGACCGACAAACGTCGATTTTTGTGCCAGCAGAGGACATTGTTGTTCCGTATGGCGCCTCGGATATCGAAACATCCGACCGTGTCACCCATGTTATGCGCAAAACAGAGAACGAATTGCGCAAATTACAGGTTGATGGCTTCTATATAGACGTAGACCTTGGTGAACCAGAGAACAATCTAGACGAAGTAGAGAAGAAAATTGCCGAAAAGATGGGATTTCGGGCAACTACAGACGACCGATACAAGATTCTTGAGATGAACGTGAACTTGGACCTAGAAGGCCATGAGCACGAAGATGAAGACGGCGAACCCACCGGAATTGCACTCCCTTATATCGTTACCATTGAAAAAGGGAGCGAGAAATGCTTGGCCATTCGCCGGAACTGGCGTCCAGAGGACAAGAAAAACACCAAGCGCCAGCATTACGTCCATTATGGATATGTGCCAGGGTTTGGCTTCTACTGTTTTGGCTTAATCCATTTAATTGGGGCTTTTGCCAAGTCTGGAACCTCTATCCTGCGCCAGCTGGTGGACGCCGGTACTCTATCCAACCTTCCGGGCGGTTTTAAGACTCGCGGTCTTCGGACAAAAGGGGACGATACACCCATCGGACCGGGTGAATGGCGCGATGTTGACGTTCCAAGCGGAGCGATCAAAGACAACATCATGGCTTTGCCCTACAAGGAGCCGAGCCAGGTTCTGGCTGCGTTGCTTGACAAGATTGTTGACGAAGGCCGTCGCTTTGCCTCGGCTGCTGACATCCAAGTTGCGGATATGTCGGCCAACTCACCGGTGGGAACTACGCTGGCCATTTTGGAGCGCTCACTTAAAGTCATGACCGCCGTACAGGCGCGCATCCATTACTCTTTCAAACAAGAGTTGTGTTTACTCCGAGACATTATCAGAGACTACACCCCGCCCGACTATTCTTATGAGCCGGTTGAAGGTAAGAAAACTGCCAAGCGCGCTGATTACGATTTGGTTGACGTCATTCCTGTTAGCGATCCCAACGCGGCCACCATGGCGCAGAAGATTGTCCAATACCAGGCGGTTATTCAACTGTCCCAACAAGCCCCGCAGATCTATGACCTCCCGCAGCTGCACCGCCAGATGCTCGATGTCTTGGGTATTAAGAATGCAGAGAAGCTGGTTCCCTTGGAAGATGATGAGAAGCCCAAAGACCCGGTGACTGAGAACATGAACGCACTCAAGGGTAAACCCATGAAGGCGTTTATTTATCAAGACCATGACGCCCACATCATGGTGCACCAGTCATTCATGCAAGACCCCAACATCACTAAGACGATTGGCCAAAACCCACAAGCCAACCAGATCATGGCGGCTTTGCAAGGACATATTGCAGAACACCTTGGGTTTCACTATCGCAATGAGATTGAGCGACAGATGGGCGTCACCATGCCTAACCCTGAAGATCAATTGCCACCAGAAGTTGAAGCCGAGCTCTCCAAGCTTATTGCTACGGCCAGCCAACAGCTGCTGCAAGAGAACAAAGGCGAAGCTGCTCAGGCACAAGCGCAAGAGCAGGCCAAAGATCCTTTGGTACAGATGCAGATGAAAGAATTGCAGATCAAGGAAAAGGATGTGCAGATCAAGGAGCAAAAAGCACAGCTCGACGCCCAGGCCAAGCGGGCCCAGATTGCAAACGAGTCCACCCGTATTGCCAATCAGAAGGAAGTCGACTTTGCCCGCATAGAGGCAGACATGTCTAAGCAGTCTGGTTCTTTGGAACAACAAAGAATGTCTCTAGAACAGCAAAGAACAATGGAAAGAACGCGAATGAATTTGGATTTGGCCAAGACCACAGCCCAGCTGAGATCACAACAAAACAAGCCTAAACAATGATTGACAAGTACTTAGAACACTTGACCTCCAAGGTCAATGACAAAATTTTGCAACTCCAAGAGGCTATGGGTGACGGTAACGCCGCCGACTTTGCGGAGTACAAAAAGATGTGCGGAGAGATTAAAGGTCTTCTCACCGCGCGTTCCTACATCAAAGACCTACAGGAAAGATTAACCAGCCATGACGACGACACCTGAAATTTTGTTTGCGACCAACCCCAACAATCCCGTTGTAATTGGCAGCTCACAAAAAACAGAAGAAGAAAAAGCATCTCAACTTCCAAAGCCATCTGGCTACAAAATCTTGTGCGCAATTCCTGAACAAGAAAAAGAGTACGAGGGAGAAATTGGGATTATCAAAGCAGACGAAACCATGCGATACGACGAGCTGCTGACTACAGTCTTGTTTGTTGTTGCCATGGGGCCAGACTGCTATATGGACAAGGCAAAGTTTCCAACCGGGCCTTGGTGTCAAAAGGGTGATTTTGTGTTGACTAGACCCAACGCAGGCTCACGTTTACAAATTCACGGCAGAGAATTCCGCATCATCAACGACGATTCAGTTGAAGCTGTTGTAGAAGATCCCCGTGGTATCAAACGCAAAACTTATTAAGGAGCGTACATGTCACGATTTGGCGAAGAATACAAGTTCCCAGATGAGCAGGAACAAAAAGATCAGGTGGACGACGAGATCGAATTAGAGATCGAAGACGACACCCCGGAGCAAGACCGGAACAAAGACCCACTTCCCAAGGAAGTTAAAGAGGAGCTTTACAACGATGAGTTGGAAGACTACTCGGCCAAAGTAAAGAAAAAGCTGGTCCAACTCAAGAAGCTGGCACATGACGAGCGCCGGGAAAAAGAAGCGGCCATGCGTGAGCAGCAAGAGGCAGTTCACTTGACCCAGCGGGTGATTGAGGAGAACAAGCGCCTCAAGGCCACCCTCAATAACAGCGAAAAGAATGTACTCAGCTCCATCCAAAGAGCGGTAGATCTTGAGCTGGACGCGGCCAAAAAGGCTTACCGCGAGGCTTATGATTCCGGGGATACTGACCGAGTCATGGAGGCTCAGGAGCGCCTGACTGAGATATCGCTCAAAAAAGACAAAGTCAAAAACTTTAAGCCGCCCGCTTTACAGACCGAAGAATATGAGGTACAAACGGCACCAAGACAACCCGAGCCCATCGCTGTTGACCCAAGCGCCCAAAGTTGGCAAAAGAGGAACCAGTGGTTTGGTGAGGACAAGTTGATGACAGGCATGGCCATAGCCCTGCACGAACAACTTAAAGAAGAGGGTGTTGTCCTTTCTTCACAAGAGTATTACCGTCGCATTGATGAAACGATGCGATATAGGTTCCCAGAGAAATTTGAGAACGAAAAGCCCGAGGGAACTCGCGGCACAAGACCTAGCTCGGTGGTGGCGTCAGCCAGCCGCAGCACAGCATCAAAGCGAGTTCGATTGAGCACAAGCCAGCTGAACCTTGCTAAAAAACTTAACTTAACTCCTGAGCAATATGCGAAAGAGTTACTCAAATTGGAGGCCTAAATGGCTGAAAACAGAAAACCAAGAGAGCTTGCCGAGCGAGTAATCACAGAACGCCCTAAACAGTGGCAACAAGCTGAACTTCTTCCTGAGCCGGACAAACAGCCAGGATACGATTACAGATGGGTTCGGGTATCAGTTTTAGAAAAAGTTGACCAGCGCAACATTACCGGCAAGTTCCGGGAAGGTTGGGAGCCGGTGGCAATCGAAGAACAACCCAAATTTCAACTTTTGATCGACCCCGATAGTCGATTTAAAAATAATATCGAAATAGGTGGGTTATTGCTTTGCAAGTGCCCGTCTGAGTTTATGGAACAGCGAGATTCACATTTTGCAAAAGTTACACAAGCCCAGACAGATGCTGTAGACAATAGCCTAATGCGTCAAAGTGACCCGAGGATGCCACTCTTCCGAGAGAACAAGTCGTCGACAAGCTTTGGCAAAGGTGTTTAATTCAAGGAGTCCTTAAATGGCTTATCCCGTTGTATCAGCTCCGTATGGGCTGTTGCCGCAGAATCTGATTGGAGGTCAAGTATTTGCTGGTTCTACCCGCATGTACAACATCCAGTACGGTTATGCGACCGACATCTTCTATGGTGATTTTGTTGTTCTATCCCGTGGCTTTGCCACACGCGCCACAGTCGATACCGGCACTGGTTTGAACCAGACCGTTGGTATTTTCTTGGGCTGTACATACACTAACCCCACAACCAAGCAAAAGTTGTTCTCTCAATATTGGCCCGCAAGCACCGCTGCCGGTGACTGCCAAGCCTATGTTTACGATGATCCTGATGCTGTGTTCAAGGCTGTTGTTTGTTCTGCTACAACCGCTGTCGCTTCTGGCGCTATGGCGATGATTGGCACTAACCTGTCAGCCATCAACAATACCGGTAGCACAAATACTGGCAATTCCGCCAATGCCGTTTTAGCTCCAACTAA